GCCAGGGCGAAACGCTAGGACACCTGGGATCTAATACAGATCGCTGGGCGCAGAGTACCTTAATAGTTGAGCGCAATAAAGAAAATCAGCAGTTTATTTTAAGGCCTAAATACCTGCGCAGTTCGGACGACTTTGATCCAATAGCTATAATGAATTTTAACGGACTATGGCAGCAAGTGCCTTACATAGAACAGGAAACTTTTACAATACCAAAAAAAGGTAAAAAATCTTAACCTGGGAACAGAGGAAACTGAACGCTAAAAACTATGGAACAGAAAAACAACAGCGGAACAATTTTTCGCAATGCAAAAAAGGAAACAGCGCAGGCGCCTGACTATTCGGGAACAGCAACAGTAGGGGAAAAAAAATTTCGTATTGCTGGCTGGATCAACAAAAGCAAAACTGGATCTAATTATCTGCGCATTTTATTTACTGAAGTAATAGAACAGCCGCAAAATGTAATACCAGCAGAACAAAGCAGGCTAGAAATGGGCAGCGGCAATGTAGATAGCGTAATGATTGACGACCTACCCTTTTAAAAAAAAGCGCCAGGAGCTAGGCTCAACTGGCGCGGACAAACGACCAACGGACTAACCGCGATCACCTGTATTCACTACGAAAATAGTAAAAAATGGCAAAGGATCTAAAAACAGCGATAGTTTTTTTTAAGCCTGGAACAAAGCGGCCCAGGAAATACCGAAATATATCCAACGTACTAAAATTTGGCAAATTTTGCCAGGATCTGGGCGCCTGGTATATTAACTGGTACGACAAAGAAAGCGCGAAATTTGAGCGCAGGACGTGGCTTATACGCGACTTTGAGAAAAAGCTGTAAATTAGCAGATACGCAAGCAGAGTTGGTTATATTCACAATGCGGCCCCTGGTTTCTACTAGGGGCCTTTTTCTTGCGCTTATATGTGCAACGATTTTTTTTAAATGAAGGTCAATACAGGTAAATATGTGTATAAAAAAATATCGTAAAATTCACTAAAATATCAATTATTTTCACTAACTTTGAGTTACTCTGTGCTTGGCCCCACAAAGGCCTGCACAGATAACTCAAAAAGTTGCTATTTTACGAAAGTCAAAAAATTAGTTTGCTAAAAGTTTTGCAGGGCCAAAAAGTTTTTTTACTTTCATACGGACAAACGACATAGGACTTAAAAGCCGCGCCGACAGGCGAATGAAAAACTTATTTTATCTAATAGGCGGCGCCGCTGCACTTTTTTTACTTTCAAGATTTAGATTCGGCCAAAAAGCTATTTTTCAACTGCGCAGCCTGCGACCAGGCGGCAGCTTATTACAGCCAACGATTAACGTGGAATTAGCTGTGCAAAACCCGACCAATACAACAATTAAAATAAAAAGTATTACTGGATCAATTAGCGTAAATGATAGATTCCTGGCTAATGTATCAGCATTCGGCGATCAGACAGTCGCACCTAATAGCGAAAGTACGCTGCGCCTTGTGGCGCGTCCTAGCGCGTTAGGAGTTTTTGAAAGTGTACGCGAATTACTAACCGCAGCTGCTGGACAGGTAAGCGCTACATTTAGAGGATCAGCAAACGTGGACGGAATAGTTGTACCGATAACTGAAACGCGCAGCCTGTGAACGCAAGTGTGATAATGGGGCGACTAGCACCGTTTCAAAATAAAAACGAAATGCTAGTCCAGGATCAAAGTACAGGCGATATAATAGACGCTATTTGTACTGCGCACAAAAGACACGCGCAGGAATATAGCAGGATAAGTTCTTTTTTTAATGCTGGAACACCTAGAGAAGTAGGACGAAAAATTTTTAATTTTTTAAAAAATAACGTCCGCTATGTAATTGAGCCAGGGAGTAAGCAAACTGTAAAAAGTCCTGCTGCTATCCTTGCAACAGGTTACGGGGATTGCAAGCATTACAGTTTATTTGCTGGGGGAGTATTACAAAGCCTGGGCATACCTTTTGCCTATCGTTTTGCAAGTTATAGAGATTACGACAAGCAACCGCAGCACGTTTTTGTAGTGATCAACCCAGGTAAAAACGAAATTTGGCTGGATCCAGTAGTAGGACAGTACGACTATAAAAAACCGTATAAACACGCAACAGATAGAAAAATGGCATTATATTCAATAAGTGGAATGGGCGCAACAGCGCAACAAAAAGCAGCGTTAAAAGCTGCTAAAGCAGCCAAAAAAGCGGCGCCGACTAAAGCGGCGAAAACAGCAGCTAAAACAGAGTTAAAAGCTGCTCGCAAGGCTGCGGAACGCACAGCAGGTCAAGTACTAAAAAAAGGAACAAAAGCAGTTTTAAAAGTAGCAGCTTCGCCAGTACGTAACGCATTTTTAGCGCTAGTGGCATTAAATTTTGGCGCCCTGGGAACAAAGCTAGCGGCAGCCTGGAAAAAAGCGCCTAGTAAGGTAACAAATTTTTGGGAAGGGGCAGGAGGACAAATTAACGCACTAAAAAAAGCCTGGGAAAAAGGATCTACTAAAAAAAGAATTTTTGGCGACGATACAATAGGAGTAGCACCAGCGGCAGCAACAGCAACAGCGGCAGCGCCATTACTTGTTAAAGTTGGTAACTTTTTAAAGGACATTGGTATTGAGCCAGACGATTTACTACAAATAGGAAAGGACGCACTTAACGCAAAGGCCCAGGAATTAGCAAAACAAGCACTAATGCCAAAAGCAGCAGAACAAGCCGAATATATAGACACAGCCGATCAAGTTTTTGATCAGTCGCCAACAATGGACGTTACCAGTACGCCAGTTTTTGAAAAATCAGCGGCAACAGGAAAACCTAATTTTTTACCCTTAATACTAGGCGGCGCGGCTGTCCTGTATTTTGTAACTAGAAAAAAATAAAATGACTGCAAAGCAACGCGCAGCACGCGCAAAATTTAAGGCAGTAGTCGCAGAAGCTAAAAAGCTGCGTAAGAAAAACCCGAAACTAACCCAGGCGCAAGCTGTAAAGCAAGCCTTTGCGATTAGCTACGGTAAAAAGCGCGCTGGAGTAGGTGCAGTTAAGAAAAAAGCAGCACGAAAAAAGAAAGCGGCGCCTACAAAAGTAAAAGCAAAAAAGCGCAGATCAACGGAAATGCACACAGACACAAAAAGTCATAACGTTAATATCCGCGTAATTAGTGGAATTGGAAAAACTAAATTTTATATTTAATGGATAACATTGTAATAACAGCTAGAAGTTTTAACGGATATTTTGTTAGTTATCCTAATGGTGGTCATCTTGACTTTGTTGCTACTAGCTTTCAAGCATTAAAAGACGGTTTAAGACATAATAAATGGCCTTACAAACCTGTAATTTATAGAATTGACGCATTTGGAAAGCCAAAATTTGTAAAACTAAAAAGCGTACAATTAAAAAACATTTTTGAAGAATTAAAAATGAAATAATGTATAAAATTTTACCCTACACGCAGGCCCAGGCTAGGCGCTTAAATGTAAGAGTAAAGCCGAGCAGCAGACAGGGTAAAAAAATAGATATATATGACGGAAAAGGAAATTATATAACAAGTGTAGGCGCAAAAGGCTACCTGGACTATCCAACATACCGAAAGTTATTTGGAAAAGCAGTAGCCGATCAGCGGCGGCGCCTATATAAGCAAAGGCACCAGGCGGACAGAAAAGTTAAAGGAACGCCAGGCTTTTTTGCAGATCAGCTGCTATGGTAATTAGGACGTAATAAACAAACATAAAAAAACAAAATGGCAAGACGTAGAAAAAGCACCAAAAGACGCAGCAGACGTCGTATGGGCGCAATTGGCAAAAAAGCCAACATTACAGCTGCCCTGGGAATAATCGCAGGCGCAGTTATTGGTAAAAAAGTTGCAGGCTTTATTCCAGTAGGGGATGAGCGAATTAAAAATGCAGCAGTTGTAGGTATTGGACTAGCTTTCCCAATGATCCTAAAAGGGGATATGGGTAAAGCTATCGGTAACGGTATGATCGCAGCAGGTGGCGCAGGTCTAGTAGGTCAATTAGTACCAGCACTAGGTCAAATGGATGATACTATGACTTTTCCAGTAACAGTAGGCGAAGTACCCGACAATATCAGCGTAATTGCTGGGGATGATACGGTACTAGCTGGCGACGATCTTTCTGTGCTGGCAGGATATGACGAGGACGATAATTAATTAAATTACCTGTATTCACTTTTATTTAAAAACAAAAAGCCCCGCCCTGGGCAACCGAACAGGGCAAAAACAAAATGGCATCAACAGTCGGCACACGCCTAGCCTTTGAAAAGGCAAAACAAGCGATTAACACAGCAGGTTTTTCGCTAGGTCAAGCAGTACTTTCTCAGTCCTACTTGCGCTTGGAAGTAAGTTTATCAACTACTATCACAAGCTATCAATTCCCTGTACTAACAAATGACGTAAGCAGCAGCAATACGTCTAGCTTTAACACAGAACAGCGCCTTAATTTGCAGGACGCTTTCGTTTGCTCCAGTATTGGACTTTTCTTCTGCAAACCTTCTAGCACAACAGCTACAAACTTTCAGTTGGTAACTTATCCAAACACACAGATTTTCTCTGCGTCTAACACAGCTACCAGCCTTTACAACTGGTATAACAGCAGCCTTACTTTGACTGTAAATAACCGTCAAATTGTACCTGCTTATGACTTATACCGTCATTACTCTGTTCCTATGCAGCAGGAAGTTGCAGCGCCTTACTATTCTGCTAATACAGCGAATTTTAAGGATCAGCAAAGCGGAGCAGATTCAGCCTTCTATCCAGTAGAACCAGCCTGGGTACTCGTTGGATCTAAGCAGAACAGCTTACAAGTACAATTGCCACAAGCTATGGCAGCTGTTGAAACTAACAGCCGCGCGGTGCTTATCCTTCGTGGACATTTGGCACAAAACGTTACCCCTGTACGTTAATAACTAGGGAAAAAAACAAGGGGCCAGTCAAATGGCTGGCCCTATTTTTTAAAAAAAGTAAATTTTATCAAAATGGCATTTAAAGCCGCTAAGTACGAACTGGTTGAACTTTTAGTTCCTGGAGTAGCAAGTACTGGACAAACTCAAACGCAATGGAGTTTTCCCGACCTACCAAAATTGCGTTATACTAGCTTACTAGCTATGGAAAGCTGGGCAATTGATACGCTAGAAAAAAGTCCTAACAACGTGGACACGCCAACAGCTGCAATTATGGAAAAAAGCTACCTAGTGTTATACTCAAACGAACGCCAGGACTTATACCGTATTCCCTTGATTAGTTTAATTCGCCAACAAGCTACAACTGGCGCCAGCGCACCTTTTGTACGTGCTTTGTTTGAATTTCAAGGCCAAAAGATAACTTGGGATAAGTCATTTATTCAAATTGCTAACGCACCTGCTAATACTACCAATTTTAGCTTTTGCTTTGGCGTTTATTACATTTAATCTATGCCAGTACCTGCACCAACTTTGAGAAGTATTAACGCTGTGCTAGATTGGTACAATGAATGCGACTACGCAGCCTGGGAACTATATCCTATTCCACAAAAAAAGGACTATCGTATTAATTTATATTACGGTAAGGACAAGGACGAGGGAACAGAAAAGCTACGCAACGAACTTGCAAGAATACAGCCAGACGATTACGAAAGTTACGTGCTAGTTCTAGGCGCTATGAAAGGCACAAAAGACCGCGTTTTTGAAAGCCAGGTGCGCCAGGTATTTAGATTAAATGAAAAGCCTTACGGTATGGTAGGCGCTTATGGCGTTAATCCGCAACAGGCGCAAATAAATAACGAGATCTTAAACGAGATCCGCGCAATGAGGGCAGAAAGGCTGGCAGAGATTGAAGAAGAAGAAGCCGAAGAAGAAGAAGAAGAACAGCCAATGACGCCAGGATCAATACTAGCAGGTATGCTGCAACAGCCGCGCGTACAGGAAATGCTAATTAATGCGCTTTCTAGTATGGCTGGCAACTTTGCAAGGCCACGCGTGCAGGCTGTAAGCGGAACACATACCGAACAAGATATGGAACAGATTTTACAAACTTTATTTAGTAAAGGAGTAACACCCGACGACCTAGTTAAGCTGGCTTCAATGCCGCAAAGTCAAATTACAATGCTGCTATCAATGCTGCGTAAATAATGGCAAACAGGATTAAAATATCAACAACAGACGTACTGCTAATTGGCGGTGGCTTAGTAGCTTTTTCAGCTGTAAAAAGGCTGCTTATTGCAGCTGGTATTGCAGCAGGACAAGGCACACAAGCAGCCAGTCAGTTAATTACTGATCCAAACAGCTATTTTAAACCTAGTTACTACAAACGTACTGGCGGCTCACTAATTAGACGCGCAGACGCAGAACGCTACGCTAGGCAGATTCACAGCGCTTTTGGGATATTCCAGGACGACTTTAACGCTATTGTCGCTGCATTTAACCGTATGCCTAGCAAAGCGGCAATATCATTTTTAGCTGACGTATTCCAGCAGATCTATAAAGAGGATCTACTGACTTTTTTAACAAATGGCGGCGGCTTATTACCCTGGGACGGACTATCCGACAACCAGCTAAAACAATTGCTAGCCTTTACTAACAAATTACCAAACAAATGAAAAAAGGAAACTTATTACCAATCTTATTAATTGCTGGCGCAGCTTACGCTTTTATGGCCTTTCGCAGACGCCCAGGAGTAACCGTTACAGCGGATATGCCTATCCGTCAAACAGCAGAAGAATTTGAGGCAGACACAAGAGGCGCGCAAGTAAAGTCCAGCCTTATTGACGCTGGAACTAAACTAATCAGCAACCTATTTGCTAAAAAAAGTGAGCGCCAAAAAACAGCTAAAAGAGTGCAGGCAACAGCTGTAAAGCGCGCAGTAAAAAGCGGAACAGCTACAAGAAAGCAAGCAAAAGCAGTAACGAAGTCACTTTCGCAAGGAATAGGCCCTATTCGCATTGGGTTTGATGATAATCAAGTACTGTGCTAAAAATTAAACAATGAATAAGAACTTATTATATATAGCGGCGGCAGCTTATTTTGTTTGGATTTTCTCTAAAAAGAAAATGAATGGCACAAACGCACCTAGCGCCCAGGCAGCAGCTGGTATGGCTAGAAAAATAGTTGCAGACGCAGTGGATCAAACGACCTTTATTCCCGACGAAACTACTTTTGCGGATCAGTACGCAAAAGATAAAAGCCTATGCAGATGACTTGTAGAAAATACATAACAGAAACAAAAATTTTTAGCGCTAGTTCTCAAACAGACACTAACGCCAATAGTGTAATTTTTGTTAATCAAGGTACGTCTAACGTAACTGTGGACGGTTTTTTACTAACGCCAAACCAGTCCTGGAATATAACAGGAAACGTAGACGAGATGAATGTGAAAGTATATTCCTTCAATTTTAGTGGTAGCGGCGTGAATCAATTAACAGTAATACTCAAACGATACGTTTAATGTTCGTTAATTTTAATATATTAAACCAGTTAGGCAGTCCAGCGATTAATAGCAATACGTTTGCTAACCGTCCTGCTGCTGGTCAAACTGGTAGGCTGTTTGTAAGTACAGATACCTTTGAAATTTACCGCGATAACGGTACAACGTGGGATCTAATCGGCGGCCCAGGATCTAGTACAATTACTGGAACTGGTACAGCTACACAAGTTGCGTATTTTACCAGCAGCCAGGCCATAGGATCAAGCGCGAATTTATTTTGGGATAATACTAGCGGCTTTTTAGGAGTAGCAACAGCTACGCCTACTGCTAGAATTGAGGCGGTAAAGACGGACGGAGTAGGTATATACGCAAACTATACAACTAATGCAGGCAGCGGCAGTAGTACTACTGCGCTATGGGCAAAGAATGTAACAAATGGCAGCGGCTTTTCAGCAGTTATTGAAGAAACTACGCCTAACACAACTGCTGGACAGTATCCTTTATTAATTAAGCACAGCCTATCTAGTGGAACTGCTGGCGTGGGTATGGGAACTGGTATTCATTGGCAACTGCCTGACGACGCAGGCACGTTTAAAACTACGCAGCTAACTATTGAAACAACAGACGCAGCGGCAGCGACCTACAAAACGCGCTACCGTTTTAACGTACAAAATAACGGATCTAGCTTACCAGTAGCTTATATTAACAGTACTGGACTAGGTATTTTTACAGCTACGCCAGGTGCGGCCCTGGATATTCATAGTACAGGCACAATAGCGCAGCTTAATAGCACTAGCGCTACTGCTAACAGCTTGCTGGCTTTTCAGCGTAGCGGTAGCGGACTGTGGCGCATAGGCGACGTATATAATGGCGGCCCTAATTATTTTGAATTATACAATACTGTTTTAGGCATAAACGCTATGCAAGTTTTTGCAGCCACTAACAAAACTAGCTGGCAGGCAACAGAAAACTACACTAGCGGCGTAGCTAGGGGCAATTATTTTGACTATAATCTAACACTCAATCCAGCTAACCCGTTAGCTAGTCCTAACGCAATTAGTGCAGTAGGTGCAAGCCTTGATCTTACGCTTGAGGGTAGTATTACAATACCTAGCGGCGCTAGAAGTGGACTAGACGCTTACAACAGCATACGTTTTACAACTACTGGAACGCTAACACATAACCAGGGCGCGCAGATCCGCGCCTATTCTAATATAACAGCAGGCTGGGCCTTTAACGGATCAGCAACAGGAACAATAACGCACCTAGCAGGCCTACGCGCACTATTTCCCGATAATACAGGCAGCGCTGTAACGGTAACTAATAACTACGCGCTACTTTTAAACGATCAAACAGCAAACACAGGAACGGTTACTTATACTAACCGCTGGGGAGTGTATCAAGAGGGGGCAAGCGATCTTAACTATATGGCGGCAAATTTGCTGCTGGGATCTACGGTCAATAACGGTAATAAATTACAGGTAACTGGTAATTTTAATGTAACAGCAAACGGTGCATTTGGTCAGTCAATTGAAAGTGTTGTTAGGTTAATAGCAAGTTCAGCTGATAATACGAACGGAACTATATCATTGGCAGCAAGAAATCAAACTGGTACAGCTGCTTTTTTTGTATATGGCGATTTGTCTACTTATTTAGCTGGTCCAGTCGGAATCGGTACGACTGCCCCGACACGATTATTAGATGTTAATGGAGTAATAAGAACCCAAAATGCAGGTTCAGCAGGTGCGCCATCTATTGAATTAGGAACATCAGCTCAAGGTAATGGGTTATTCTATCCAACAACTAATACCATTGCAATTTCTACCAACGATACCGAAAGAATGAGAATAACAAGTGGTGGGAATGTAGGAATAGGTACGAATACTACTAACAGATTATTAACCATTAAAAATTCAAGCGACGGAGTAAATGGAATAGCATTTCAAAATTACGCTTCTACTGCTGAAGTAGGATATATAAGATATGATCAAGGTGCTGATTTTTTAGATATAGTTAATAGATCAGCTTTTGCTGGTGGTGGAATAAGCTTTGCTACTAGCAACACCGAGCGAATGAGAATAACAACTGGTGGAAATACTCTAATCGGCACAACGACAGACGCGGGGCAAAAGCTGCAAGTAAATGGCGATACGTATATTTTTAATTCTTCTGCTGGTTTAGTAATAGAAAGTACAACTGCTGGCGCTGCATCATTTATTAGAATAGAAAGTGCAACTATTAATGATTTGTGGTTTGGTAGAGAAAATTCAACTGGAACATCATTTGGTTTACCATCAAATTCGTCAACCATTTATTCGGAGGGTGCATATCCGTTTTGTTTATTTGTTAATGGATCAACAAGGTTACAAATAACAACAAGCGGAAATACTGAATTAAGTGGATCTGTGAAAACTGGCGCGCCAACAACAGGAACAGCCGCCGCGTGGAAACTAGGCAGTAAAGTAGCAGCAGCAGTAACACTAGACACTAGCAACTATATTGAAGTGGAAGTAGGTGGAGTATTTTACAAATTAGCAATCGTAACTTAATAAAATAAAAATGGGATATTCAATTCAACCAGTCCAAATATGGACTAACGGACAGGCAAGCAGCGGCAACTATATTGACGCTAGTATTGTAAACGACAATTTGAGCGACTATGCTCAGTTTTATTGGCAGATATCTAGCGTAACAACAGATAGCGAAGGCGCAGAAACAAAGCAAAGCCTTACGCAAGGAAATACTACAATAAGCGGCGCTGACTATACAGCCTGGGGCCAGTCAGCAGATATAAATTTAGCTGCTTATGAGTATATTTGCAGTCAATTAAATTTAACACTAATACCTTAAAAAATGGACAAACTACAAACGCTCAAAGCAGCAGCGTACGACCTTTTAGCTAACATTGAATGGCTACAAGCAAAGCTGCGCGAAACTAACCTCGAAATCGCAGAAGAAACTAAAAAGCAAAATGGATCTACAACTAGTAACGATAGCAATTAGTAGCCTTTGCGGCTTTGTGGCGTCCTGGGCAGTACTTAACCAGCGCGTAAAAGCGTTAGAGGATAAGACGTCTAAAAATGATGACCACGATCAAAGGCTTACTAGGCTAGAAACAAAGCTGGATATACTTTTAGAACATTTAATTAAGGACTAATGAAAAGCCAGGCTGTTAGAATAGCTGACGTTATATTCATTGGCCCTTTTATGATCTACGCAAGCAGTAAACTAAAAGGCCAGGACAAAACTATTATGCTAGGCCTTGGAATTGCAACAATTATCTACAACGGAATAAATTATTTAAAATATGAAAAAGCTACTTAAAAACTGGAAAACTACCTTTTTTGGCTTTGCTACCGTTATTGGCGGCATTGCAGCTATACTAAAAGGCGACCTGGTAACAGGTATTACAACTATCGGCGCAGGCCTGGGCCTTACCGCTGCTAAGGACTTTGATAAAACAGGTATTTAATGGGAAACGCCAGGACGTACATAATTGCATTAGCAATACTTGCCCTGGTATTAATAGGATCAAAAGTGAGCGCTACCAAACTAATTGCGGACTTTGAGGGCCTTAGGCTAAAAGCCTACCAGGACAGCGCAGGCATTTGGACTATTGGCTACGGTACTACGCGCAATCCGGAAACAGGTTTGCCAATAAAAAAAGGCGATACAATTACAAAAGCAAAAGCACTAGCCTGGTTAAAAATTGGCACTAGCGCAAGCGAGGGCGACGTAAATAGGTTAGTAAAGGTTAGGATCAATGATAACCAGCGCAGCGCGCTAACGTCTTTTGTTTACAATATAGGCCCTACTAGATTTGCAAAAAGCACAATGCTACGCAAGTTAAATGCAGGCGCACCAAAACAGGAAGTAGCAGCAGAATTTATGCGCTGGGTATATGCAGGCGGCAAGGTTATTCCAGGACTTAAAATAAGGCGCGAACTAGAAAAGCAGCTTTTCCTTTCCTAAATAATTGATTTTACTATATTTACACGCTCCGCTGACTTACAGCGGAATTTTTTTTTGTTTATATGCTATTTTGTTTTATAGATTTGTAGCGACAAACGATCTACATTCATTTAAATTCTAACCGTATGACTACACCTAACGACTTAGCAGCGTATAAAAAAATGCTGCAAGAAAAAATTACTGCGCTACAATTTTTAGGATCTAATCTAAAAGACACTAAGCGCATAGCTATTCAACTAACGTTTAACTGCGAAAGCCGCGTTTTAATTGAACAGCGGCTAATTCCCTTTAATCTGGAAATGGAACTGCGCACACTAATTGACGATTCTATCGACTTTTATCAGCGCCAGTTAATTAACGCTAACCAGGGAAATTATGAGCAAATTTGATCGCGTAATTAGCTGGAGTTATACCTGGCTATTTTGTTTTCCTTTAATGCTAGTAGTTATGCTGGCAGTTGAAACAGTTTTTTTTATTTACAGATCTATAAAATTTATTGAGTTATGCAAAACCAAACTTTTAACGCTCCTGCGTTCCCCCCACAAGTAGCACAAGACAATCTAGGCCGCATTATTGCGCCAATTCCTGGAATGAGTAAGCTAGAGTATTTTAGTTTACAGTTGCTTCCTTTTTACCTAGAACTAGCCACAACAAAAAAGCTATCCGACAAAGGCGAGCCAGTTACACCAGTAGAGGCGGCTATTAAGACAGCAAAGGATCTTATTGAAAAACTTAACACCAACGAAAATGAAAAAGACGTACTCAGCATTATTGAATAACCCAAAATTTTGGTTATTAATTATTTTACTTTTTATGCTGTGGCTATCTAGCTACTGGAACTACTAACAAAAATGCAGACAAACGACCTGGAAATTAACGACCTGTTAAAGGCGAGGCGCTACGATCCCACAAAAAGGCCCAGCAAGGAGCAGGTCGTTTTTTCAATCAATAGTAAAATAGTGGGAACGCTGCAAAATTATGTAGTTGTTAGCGGCTTGCCTAAGGCAAGCAAAAGCACCTACGTTGGCGCTATTGCTGCTAGCGCCCTAGTGCCGCATTACCAGGCAGTTTTTGGCCTTAAATTATCCTTGCCAGCAGATAGGCAGCGCCTAGCTTATTTTGATACTGAGCATAGCGCCTTTGACTTTTATAGGCAAATGGATAAAATAAAAGGGTTTGCAGATAAAAATAGCTTGCCCGATTTTTTTGACGCATTTTCTACGCGTGAGGATATGCCAGCAAAAATTCGCAAACTGGTTGAGGCTTATTTGCAAGCGCACGCAGAGTGTAGCGTTTTAATTATTGACGGACTACTTGACCTTTGTCTTAATTACAATGATGAAAGGGAAACCAGGCTACTTACTAACTGGTTTAAAAGAATTACAAAGCAATATAACGTCTTACTAATTGGCGTGTTGCACCTGGGAAAAGGCCAGGGCGAAACGCTAGGACACCTGGGATCTAATACAGATCGCTGGGCGCAGAGTACCTTAATAGTTGAGCGCAATAAAGAAAATCAGCAGTTTATTTTAAGGCCTAAATACCTGCGCAGTTCGGA